AAGCAAGGTTCGTCGTCGGTTATCCAGTGTGTGCCGCAAAGTATCCTTGCCATTATACTTCTATAAACCTCTCGATACTCATAAGTACCTTTGGTTCTATGGATAAGTTCTCGGGTAGTTTTATCTTATCCACCTCTACCTCAACCTCATGTGCCATTAACTCTTCAAATTCCTTTGAGAACTTGCCGAAGTCAGGAGAGTCAACCTTTATCTCTATCTGTCCGTTCTCCCCACTGGTGCCATACATTTTAATTAAACCATTGCGTACTACTTCTATTGCCTTCAGTTCTACATTGAGCTTGTTAGCTAACTTTGCTAACTTCAGGCTTGTGCCCACTGGCATCTTCTCTTCAAGTAATGCCATCAATGATTCCCTTGCATTGTAGATGTCTCCATTTGTCAGTTTCATGATTCTTCTATTCTCTTTTCTGTTTGGGCGGTTGATTAAGGCCCAACCGCCAAAGCCCGATTGTTTAATATCCTACATTGCTAGAAGTGCAATATACAGAACCGGTAGTCCCTGATGCTACTATGAAAAGGAACTCGCTTTGTTTGGTTGTGGTAATAGTCATTGTTCCTACCATAGTCCATTGAGTACTAGCATCAGTTGTCAGTGTTGCTGTTTGGGTTCCTGTATTCTTGTAGATTAACTTGAATGATGTTCCTGCCACATATCCGGGTAACAAGGCAACGATAGCCGCAACAGTTGGAAGTGTTACAGCAATAGCTCCTGTAGCGGTCGCATCACTTACAATTCCACTTAAAACTTCAGTAGCGGTCATTGTATAACCAGCACCAGATGTCTTTGTTACAAGTGTCATTTTCGGTAATGTTAGTGTCCCTTGGATAACTGGTTTAGTACTGGCTACTGTAAGCCCTGCACTATGCACATCTTGGGTTATAAAAGTAGCGACCCCTGTTTGTGTAAGAGTTTTGTTATTAGTAGCTGCGGTAGTGCTCATCTTCATTACTTCTACACCATCTACCATTAAACACAAGACGCCATTAGCAGCATCCCAGTTCCAGCCCCTCTTCATTGCACCTGTATTTCTTGCCATTGTTTCTTTCTCCTAAAATACTGCAAGGGCAGTACCTGAATTTTAGTGGGGGTGATTATGGCTCACCCCCCAAAGCCATTTACCTTAGACCGTCCAGTCTCTCCCAGCTTCAACTAGCATGTAGTCGCAGTCACCGATAGGATGATCTGTGGTGTTAGCGGCGAACGCTAGTACTGCTGCCATGTTAGACGTGAGGGAAGCAGCAGTTTTAACGGTTTTCTTTAGGACGCCATCAACATACCAGCGGGTATCGCCGTTGTTGTCAACCTCCAACCGAAGTACCTGCCACTCACCAGCAGTAGGGCCAACAGCAAGCGTTTGACTGGCTGCCGTGGTTGATGCAGTCGTAGCACCGCCCTTGTGAGCAGCGTGCCATTTAGTTGCACTAGCCGTCAGTTCATTGCTGAAATAGAACCCTGCAAGGTCAGCAACGCAAGTAAAAGCGGTTGCAGACGCATTGATGAGAATGTCCTGAAGCTGTTCGTCAATTGTTAGTATGCTGGTAAACCCAAAGAATACCTCTTTGGTATCAAGGTCGGGAACCTGAACCCTTGTTTCTGCTACCAATGTTCCCATAAGGGTAACATCAAACAGTATTTGAGTTCCTATACAGGTCGTGTCTGCATCGGTATTTCCACCAGTTATTGTAACTGAACCGCTTAAAGGAGCGGTTATACTAGGGACAACACCAGCAGTCGTATCCTCGATACCCTCACCACCAGCATAGAAGTCACCCAGAGGGATTACGTCGGTTATCTCTGTTATTAGGTTAGGAACACCAGTAAAGTCATTGAATAACCTTATCTTCCCAACTGAACTCTGTGCCATTTTAGTCTTTCTCCTTCAGGAGCTTTAGCTCCTTTTCTAATTTTCTTATCCTCTCCCTGTAGGGAGCGATAACCTGTCCTACGTGGTCAGGATTTCTCGGTACAGCAGCAAGATTCTCTATCCGGTTATCCGTACCATTACCGTTCAAGTTATGAACTACCCAACCTTTTGGGATTTCACCATGTTCCTCTTGCCATAGTTCACGGCGACTGTTCATCTACCTAACTAGTCGGAGTAGTAGCGTCACTGTATATCTCATACACCCAGTCTCCTGCGCTTCTCTCACCATACGCATACTCTTCATAATGATAGATGTGGTCTCCACCACCACCACGTTTCTCGTTCCTTACAGACACAACCCTCGGGGCACGCCCCTGAACCAGTACGATGGCTTCTTTGGCGAACACGCCACCCTTGGCATCATTATTAGAATCAACCGTGATGTTACCATCTTCGTATACTTCCACACCGGCAATCGGAAGTGTCCAGCCAGTCTTGAAAACGGTAGCTGTCGGGCCATCACCAACAACGTAAGTGCCTACCCCTGCAACCAGTTCGTCGAATAAGTCTTTAATCTGGAAGCCATGCAACACGCAACGTATCGGGGGCACCCCTGGTGTAGTAGTATTGCTTGTAATCCTGTAAGCTGCCGTAGCAATGTACCCTGATGTTAGAGTTGTTGCTGCTCCACATAGCGCAGTCGTTGCTCCATCAAGTACTGCAAGTCCATCTTCATCTTTCTTTCTCTGGATTGCGTTCTGCCCTAGTTTTCCTATTTGAGCAAGCCCTTGGGGAAAGATTCGTGCGCCTACCCTATCTGTAATAAAGGTCTCAATGCCAACCACAGTGGGTGTTATTGTTAGCAGCGAATCTGATAACTGTTGAGGATTGTCCAATTCCTCGTTTTCCGTAACGGCCTGCGCAATCAATTGATCGTAAGTTACTTCCTGCCATGAAAGGCCAAGACCCTTTCCTAATGTCTTTTTGTCAACAAGTTGAGGCATTTTGCCTTCAAACTCCCTGACTATCCTTGCCGATGAACGAACATCGTCAAGACTATCGGCCAACGAGCCGGTAGTCGTCCATCCTACTGCCATATTATTCCTCCTTGGTTAATTTGTTATATCTGTCTAAATTTGTCTTGCTCAAAGGAACATCACCCGAAGCAAATTTCTTCATAAATTCCTTGTTTGACGATGACGTTCCTGCTGGCGTACTGACATCCGGACTATCGAGTCCAGCTTCTCTTCGTAGATTCGCTATTTCATCTCTTAATGCCTGAATCTGTTTGCTTGAAGCATTACTTGAAGTCATCCCACCTGCCTTTGCTATGAGTTTTCCTCTCAATTCTTGATTTCTGGCCTGCCCGAACTGATTAACGTGTTCATTAGCAACCTTGGCTATTTCTGGATTGAGAGGGTCTACACCCATCGCTGTTAATAGACCCGCCGTCTCCTGGTGGTATCTTGTTTCAGCATCCGTTGTCCGCCGTAATGACTCCTGTTGTCTTACCTGGTTCCTGTAATGCTCCAGTTCGCTTTCCAGTTTCGCCTGCTCTATCGCCTGCGACACCTCTGGATCACTTCCTATTCTGGCCTTTAGCGACTCTAACGCCTTGTTTGCAGCATCAGCTTTGGACTTCTCCGTGGATAGTGTTGCATTTAGTTCTCGTCTTACTCGCTTTACTTCCTTATCCTTCTTACTCTGCCACTCCCTATCGAGAGCTTCAGTCTTTTCCTGGATAAGTTTCTCCACTGCTTCCATCGTTAATGTCTGCGGTTGTGATTGTTCATCACCCGATGAATCTCCGGTATCTACCGAAGTCTCACCATCTTGAACGTTGTCCACGTCCATAACCATGAGTTCTCCTTCTTTAAGAAGCTACTCCTATATGAAATAGCTCCCGATTCTGTATAATAAAAAAAGGCAAACACATCTCTGCATTTGCCTTTGGTTGTTCCAATCAGCTTGGTTTATTCTATTGTTAAGGTGCTATAGCTTTTCGCTAACTTCTATAGTTATTCGATTAGGTATTCCGTCAGTTATATGGATTATTACCTTGCCGAACTTCACACCACGAATGGCGTCAAGTATTCTGGCCTCTTCGCCTTCTACTATATGTTGTACCACGTTTTCAGCCATTTGTCAATTTAGTACCATAGCCTTATTGCAGTATCAACTCTACGGTCACGCTGCCGTAATAATTTCTTCATAGAAGCTATCTGGCTTCGTGCTTGTACTATGATAGGATAATTCTTCAGCATTTGGCTGGCTACCTGGGGATTCGTACTCTCCAATATGCTTATCTGTTCTGCTATCATCTGTATTTGCGGAGGGTATCTGCCCCATACAGTGTCTTCAACTTCCCAGTATGGTTGTAGTAGTTCCATATCGAGATAGTATTGCCTAACACTATCAGGTTTCTTGCTTTGGCTATAGGAAATCATATCCTGAACCTTAATCCATGCTTCGGGGCCTACTCGTTGCTCCAGTTCCTTTAACCGTCTATCACGTTCTACATAGTCAGTCCGACCAAGTTCATCTTCCAGTTCTGGGTTGAACATGATGTTCCAGTATTCATCCATAGCCCAGTCTGATAGTAGCATAGGAGTATCTTGTGTATTTATCTCCGCAACAACATCAGCATAGTCGCTATCTATCTGGTCGTATTTAGCACCTAGTTCCTTGCCGGTATCTTGTATCAGTTTGCGTAAACTAGGTCCGCTTAATCGTCCGGTCTTAAACGCCACATCTGCCGCCTTCAGCATATTATCACGTTTGTCGGATGCTGCCGTCTTGGCATTATAGTACGCTGTGCTTTTGGGATTATACCCACGCTTATCGAACTCTTCTCTTGATTCCAACTTTAGTTGGGCAAGTAGTGGATTGTTATTCTCCAGTTCCGCTCGTTCCTTGCTGGATATTTCCCACATCTGCTTTCCGTTTGTAATGTCATACAATAAGGACTTATACTGCTGGTACGAACTCATAGGATAGGTTCTCATACCTGCAAACTCGCCCATACCACGTACCAACTTGCCCATCGGTGAACCACCTTCAGTGAGTACACTCTGTAACCATATAGGTAATAGATTCTCAATAAGCACTGTGTCGGTTAAGTGAAGTGCGCTATCCCTGGTAGGATCACCAATAAAATCCTTGCCAGTTAGTAAGTCTACCCCAGTACCCAAGACCGGAGACGAGTTAGCCCGGGCAAAATCAAGTAAGTCCTCCGGCCAATTAGCAGGATCATCTAACCCTTTAGCAAGTAACATTAGTATAGACCGTACCTTCGTACCTGGGCCGACATTCTGTCCTGCGATATTCCACGTCATAAACCTGCCAGAAGAAGGGTTTAATCTATCAACTATAGTATCCCAATCATCACCCATAGCGTATGATATTGCCACTGTCATAGCTGCTATAGCCGTTACACTCTGTCCTAATGCTAACCTGGCAAGGTCACCACGTAACTCGCCCCTGAACACATCAGTTAGCAATGCTGCGATAGCCCTATTGTACTTCGGGGCCAGTAATACGGCGGTCTCGATTTGCCTCTGAAGCATACTAACACCTATCTTGCCGGTATCCTGTAGCCCCCTGAATGAGTTGATGAAGTCATCTATCTGTGCTATAGCAGCAGGACTAGTAGCCAGATGGTCAAACGATTTAGCCATCTCCACGCCTGCCACATCTATAGCCGACTCGAATCCTCTCTGGAATGGCTCTAGTACTCTACCCATATAACTGAATGGCTTGGTCCTTATTAGTCCACCTTTAGCCATTAGTTCGGTGAACTCTGTCGCACCACCACTACTCAATAGTAATCCGGGGTGTTCGGCTATCTTCGCTGCATTGTCAAATAGGTATCGTGGCAGGAATTTCTTATCTCGTATACCCCTGATGAGTGCTCCCGGCAACTTAGCATATACCCTTGGATTACTACCAGCCAGGAACAATACCTGTATAGTAAGCACACTGGCATCTCCGGCCAACGCAAGGAACCTACCTAAAGAGTTTACCTTGTTTAGTTGAGTTAGAGCATTATTCGATTGCTGATTTAATTCCTTTGTGATTGTATCGGCTATCTGTTGTGCGTCTTTACCAGTAAAGAACCTATTCTGGAAGGCAGGTGCTTGTACCGTAGCCTCTCCAATATGCCTTGTGGATGCTATTTCTCTTGCTTTCTTCAATTGTCCCTTTACGGCTACATTATTAGCCTTAGTCAATTCAGTTAATCTATCAGATACGGTTCGAAGTTCTTTCATGGCAGCTTTCTTCTCTGCCGTAGCTAACTTGTTCGACTGACGATATATCTGTCCGAGTAGTTTCATGCCACTCTCTGTATCAGCATTGAGTATCTTTAAGGTGGATGTTAGTTCGCCAGGAGTGATGTCCTTACCTCCAAGTGGTGGTACTACTGACGAGATAGACTTGGCAGCAGATGGTTTGGGTGTAACTTCGGGTGATATTATCTCGCCGCTTGCTAACTTCTTGGCATATTCATCTTTTAATATTTGAGTCTGTTTCGTCTTGTTTAAGCTAACACCAATCCCCTTGGTTGCATCGGAATATTCCTTCAACATATTGCTAACATATTGTTCTTCAGTAAGAGTTCTCGCTGCTATGCCTTGTGATTTCTCGAACTCTTTAAGAGCACTATCTAAATCTACTTGCTTTAAAGCAGTCGCTGGTTTGGGTGCGGCTTCAGCAGGAACATCCATGAGTGGTTTCTTGGCAACACGTCCCATCCTTGCCTGTTGTAATGCCTCTTTGAATCGTTTAGGTGATATATTGGCCTGTTGCCATGCTTCCTTACTGATATTGTTTATTATGGCATCAGCATCACGAACAGGAATCTCTAGGGCTGCCTTTAATAGTTCTGTCTCTTCGGGGAAGGCACGTTCCAACGCCTTCATGGTACTACCTGCGGGCACTTCCCTGCCGGTTACTATACGCCTGAACGTATCTGCCTTCTTAACATTCTTACCTGCTAGTTCACCAGCCAGTTTTAATGCCTCTGGTATCGTCGTAGAACGCCATGGAACGATACTGTATAACCAATCGGACATCTCCTTGTCAATCACCCTGTTATACGCTGATTGTAGGTTGTGTATAGCTACATCAAACGGGTCTATAGACTTGAAACCTGCCTCAAACGCTTCTCTGTCAGTAGCAAAGGAACGTCTCTTCTCTGATGCCATCTTCATACCTGGTCGCCTTGGACCACCGGAACCACCATAGGCTAACTCGGATATATTCCCATCCTTATCAACCATCGCATAGTGCTTGCGACTTACCCACAAGTCACCTTCTTCAAGTTGAATCTTCTTTATATCAATACCATGAGATTCGATTAGTTCTGTAGTGCCCTCGACCACTTCCTTATATGCCTTCGCTGCATTAAGTTGCTCTGGATTCAACCTTGATTCATAGAGTTTAGGTTTGGATAGTATTTCCTCTGGGGTTAATCCCTCTATCCCCTTTGATGTACTTGTCCACGTGGATTCATCTATACCGAACATTTCCTTGAATGATTTGCCGAATCTCTTTAGCGAACTAGCACCTACTTCTGCTTTAGTTTTTGCTTCAGAACGCAATACTCTAACACCTAGATTGTATACTTCGGCTGGCGTATTGGCTAATGCGTTCTCGCCACCTATCATACGAGCAGCATGTCGCAATCCGGGCATATTGGCTATTCTTCTGGCCAGTGTGGGATTAGTTCCAGAGTGAAGTATGGAATTAACGTCTGATATGTCGATTACCTTACCATGTTCACCACCGAATATCTTGGCGGCAACTGTCTCTACTTCAGACGGAAGGAATTCAGGGCGAGTACCTTTTGGTATCTTGCTAGCAATCTTCGTGGCTGCTGCCTGTACGCCTGGTATCTTTGCTGCTTCTTTAATGAGTGGTTTGACAGCACCTTTAACTGCACCACCTATTAGTTTCCCCGGTATAACTTCCGTAGCAGTTATACCTTTACCAGTAGCACCTAACACCTTTGCTGTAGGGCCAGCTATCTTGGCTGCTGCACCTCCAACCTTAGTTAACGCTCCGGCAGTCCTTGTTAGTACCCCACCATAAGGTATCCAGAAGGCAGGATTAGTAGCTTCGATAGCAAATTTGGCTAATGGTTGACCGAGGAATCCGGGACCACCCGGTTCCCACGCACGATATTTATATCTAGCCCTATCATACCAATTCAACTCACGCTGTTCTGGTGTGAGTAAATCCTCCTCCTGTGAATTGAGGAATGGACTGGTTACAAGAGCAGCCCACGGTTC